CTCTTTTAAGGATTTTTTTGACCGAATCTTTGATTTCATTACATTTGAAATCCCCGTCTTGTTTGGTAAAAAGGTTAATTTCAAGATTCATAAATGATTTTTTATTGTATCTAATACCACTCGTTCTCAAGTCTAAATCTACAATAAAATGTTGTTTAAATAATTCTGTGTTTATTGAATGTAAAACTGAATGTTTTACCTCTCTTGACATAATGGACACTATCCGATTCCAATTATCATCTTCATTTATTGGTGTTACCCAAGTTTGAATATTCAAATAAATTGATTTTAGTTCTTTAGCGTCAACTGTCCCGTAAAAGCTTTTAATACTGTCGTATTGATTTAGAGTAATTGTTTTGCCCTTTTTCATTAAGGTCAACTATTATTGTCTCGTTTATTTTTTTAAAATATACCAAAAAATTATCAACAAAACAAATATATTTAATAATATATGTTAATAGTAAAAGTAGACTCAAATATCGAAAAAGCTCTAAAGACTTTAAAATCTAAAGTTATTAGAACAAAACAAATGCAAAGATTAGTTGAATTGAAAGAATTTAAAAAGAAATCTGTAGTTAAGAGAAGTCAGAAACAATCAGCCAAACACAAACAATATCTTAGGACTCTTGGTGAATAGAATCCTTCAATTGTTTTAATCTGATATAATTCATTAAATCAAAATTCTCAGATTTAATTTTTTCAATAGTTTCATTTAACTTAGTCTTCATATCTTTTTCAGATTCTTTTTCTGAAATAACAACTAGTTTTTCTATTGTAGACTCTTTAATTGTTTGGAATTCTTTTTCTAAATCATCTTTAGATGTTGCCATCAAATGAAACACTTCTACTTTTGTAGATTCATCTAATGTTTCCAAATATGATTGGACTGTTTGGTTTGCAATGTTAACCATAGACTTTAATGGAATCTTTACAGTTTCACTTACATTAGTTTTGGTTTTCATTAAAGTTTCTATGATACGTTTTTTGGACTGAACTCTTTCAGATAAATTTACGTTTTTGAAATATACTAAATTATCTAAATCCGAATATACATTTTCAGAGATACCAACCCCGTTTGGTAACTGAGTTTTATCAACTAAGTGTCTAACAATCTCAATACCTTCATTTAAAAATAACTCGGCGTCTTCCTTTGATAATCCTTGTGGTTTATAAAGGTCATCATAGATAGAATATAATTTTGAAAACGATTTATTTTCAAGAATATTGTGTTTGAATTCTCTTAAAGTTTTTTTAAAGTCTGATTGGTTCTTGTAGGATTCTACAAGACTCTTTTCAATTGCCGATTTTATTTGTCCAAATGTCATTTTTAGGGGTTTTCATATAAATATTACGAATTCAGCAACTTATCAAGTTCTTCACCCATTTTTCCTAAACTTTGTTGTCCCACACCTAAATCTAAAAATTTGTTACCATACATATCACTCTCTAAAAGGATATTCATATCTCTATCCATTTTGGATTCTGGTGCTAACTCTGGAGCGCCAGCTTCAGGTGCCGGTGGTGGTGGGACCTCTCCACCCGCTTCAGGTGCGGTCTCAAAACCACCGCCTCCACCTGCGAATATATCTTCACCTGGAGGTGGTGTTGTAGTCTCACCAGCAGGTTCTTGACCTGTTGCCGGTAAGTTACCTTGTTTGTTACCATAAAGTTTGTCAATAGTATCAAAAATACCTGTTTTAGAAATAACTGTTGGTGTATTTTTAAGTTCTTCTCCAACCGCCTTCTCAAGTCTTTGTTGTAATAAATCAACTCTAATTTCTTCGTCAGACCATTGGAATATATGTTTCTTAGCCCAAGTTGATGAAGTTGGTTGAATACCATTTCCTGGGTCAGTAACCATATCTTTATACAATAACATTTTTTCTTTCCAAATGTCAATCTTAAGAAGGTCTGCTTGTGTTGATGGGTTTGTTAATCCTAATTCAAAATTAGAAATCTCTTCTTCAAAACCTAAAAGGAACAAGTGAATAATCGCAATTTTATTCATTTCTTGAACCATAGATTTTTGAATTCTATTGATAGTTCTTGCGAATCGTATATCCATCAACGCCAAACTTTTACCATCACCAACAGTTTCTTCAAATCCTAAAAATGCTTTTGGTATACGAAGTGCGGTAACGAGTTTCTTTTGAATATATTCAATATCCGCAATTTCTGATAAGTTTTGAGCGCCAGGTAAAGTATCAATTGGACTTGGTGATGCAGGGTCACGAACCGGAATAAAATAATCTTGGTCCACAGCCATTTGGTTAAATCTCATATCTACGTTACCTGTTTTAGAGTCAACAATTTGTTCTCTCTTAAACTTATTGGCAACACGTTGTACGTACGCTTCAACATCATCGTCGTTCATATTTCCGACATATACTTTGAAAACCCTACGTTCAGGGGCTCTTGAAGTACGGTATATCAACATCGCGTCCTCCGATAATAGAAGTTGTTTCCAAATTCTACGGGACTTTTCCAACATAGATGTACCATACGGCAATTTACGGTCATCACCCAACAATCTGAAGTGGGCGACTTCCCAAGGTTGAAACTCCATATTTTTTTCTTTCCAATAGAATTTCAAACCTTTATTCTTAATATTATCGTTACCTATATTTGGAGATACAGAACCATCCATAAGACCGTTCTCAACCCTTTCAACCTCAATGTTTGGAAGTTGGACACATCCAACAACACCTTTTTCAGGGTCTAATCTTAGATAAACGAAATTATCACCATACTTACAAGTGTTTCTTGTCCACATAGGTAAGTTGGTGTTTATATCTAAATTATTATTAAATAAATCGGCTAAAACTGATTTAATTCTTTTTGATTCTGAGTAAATCTGTAATACAAAACCATCTTCGTTTGGTGTTGTTGACTCTTCGGCATATATGTCTAATGCCGCAGAAATTTCAGGGGTATACTCCATAGATTCATAGTCATAATAAGATGCTAATCTATTTGGTTGATAATATACCGCTTGGGTGTATAAGTTACTTTCAACTCTGGTGAACTGAGAGGCCAAATAAGCGGTCTGTCTCGCTTGTAATTTTTCTTTCTCATATTCGGCTTTATCGGTAGTTCTTAAAAGTTCTTTCTTATCAAACTTAAATACAGGGAAATCCTGATTCATTAACGCGTCAGGACCTAAGGCTCTACCTAATCTTTGCCAAACTGTAAATTGCTTATTTTCTGCCATACTCTATAAAATTATTCAAACTAGTCTGAATATAAATACTACCGAGAACCAAACAGCCATTTATATTTCTCATAATCATTTTTAGAGGGCTCATAATTCCTACTATGTTGTTGTTGATTCGGAAATTGTGGTATTGACGGATTAAAATATTGTGAACTATCTTTATGTTCATTTACCGTTGTGGACCAAGAATCAATCATTGCTTTAGTGTGATTAACCACCTTAGTCAATGAAGGGAACGCTGCTTCAGCAGCATACAACGCCATCGAAATTGACATAATACAATCATCGTGATGTCCTCTTTGGTGGTCAGGTCTACCATTTATGTAAACAAATGTTCCCATCTCACCCAATAATCTACTTGACCTAACTTTAAAATCGTGTCTTATCGCCTCTTCAAATGACGCGATAATTTGTACCCTTTTCGAGTTAAAATTAATTCCAGGGATTTTTTCATTTTGTTTAGGGTCATATTTCCATTTGTTGGTTAAATCAACACCATCAAAATAGAAATTTTTATATCCTAATTCTTGTAGTCTTCTTGATGTCGCAACACCCATACCCCCCGTTAAGTCAACAATACATAATGCATTATACATTGTTCCCCACTTGTAAGCAATTTCTGCCAATACGTCAGGTGGTATTTTACCAACAAATTCTAAAACCTGTTCCCTTGAGTCAAAATCAATGATTTCAATACACGAGAAGTCTTCTGAGTCTCCCCTTGATACGTCAACACCCATCACGTATTTGTGATTATTTTCAGGTTCTTTCCATATCCAAAGTTGGTTACCCATTAATTTGGCAGTTGGTTCTTTTACATCATTCTCAGAAATTTTTTGGGTCAATAAAGAATCAAATACGTTATCACCTGAACCCAAGAAATTACATTCCAATTCCTGAGCAACTTTTCGTTTGTCGTATTTGAGTTTTTTAACCATACTCTCAAACCAACTTGAACAAGGTTTATATCCTTGTCCCATATATGTTTGAATTAGTTCAATATCTCTATCGTATGGATTT